CCTTCTAGACTAGTTATTGGGGAGCTAATGAATTATGTGGCAGATGACTCAGGAAAAACTAATGCTATCGTTGGTCATAATGACGATACCGTTATTGCTTTAGCTATTGCTCTCGAAGTTATTAGAACACATGGCGATAGATTAAAGAATAATAATGTACCCTTCACACAGAGGATAGGTGCCTTTCAACAAATAGAGACCAACTGGTTATAAGAAGGAGAATTCCTATGTCAAGTAAAAAAGGATTATACGATAATATCCATGCTAAACGTAAGCGTATAGCTGAAGGCTCTAAGGAACAAATGCGTAAACCTGGAACTAAAGGTGCTCCGACAGCTAAAAGTTTTAAAGAGTCTGCTAAGACTGCTAAAAAGGGTAAGTAATATGTCTACTGAAAAAGATTCTAGATTAAAAAGAGCTGGTGTATCCGGCTACAATAAACCTAAGAGAACACCTAGCCATCCTACTAAGAGTCATGTTGTTGTTGCTAAGAGCGGTGATACAGTAAAAACAATTAGATTTGGTGAGCAAGGTACCTCTGGATCTCCTAAGAGTTCAGGGGAGTCTGATTCAGATAGAAAGCGTAGAGAGTCTTTTAAGGCACGACACGCTAAGAATATTGCCAAAGGCCCCCTATCAGCGGCATATTGGGCTGACAAAGTTAAATGGTGAAAGGGAAACTATAATGTTAAGAGAACTACCAGAGCGCAATATGCGTAAAACAAATAACAAAAAACCACCTAAGAAATAGTATGGCACAAATGAACGTACCCCTAACGGGTAAAGAAAAAGAACAATTTAAGGGCACACTTAAAAAACAAAATGTTCCTAAACTTTTTGATTCTAAAGACGCAAAGATTAAAACGAATAAAGAGAAGTCTCTTCCTATTCGAGGACAGGGATAAAGAATAGTCCCTTGTGTCCTACCTGTTGGTCACTAGCAGTTGGACGAAACTAGTGACACCTAATAAATATAAGCCGTTGTAGGCTTGATTGATTGAATGACCATGAAAGGTTTACAATGGCTACTAATACTATCGGATATAAAGAATCCGTTGACGATGAAGAACTAAAGTCGATGATTGAACAGGGTATCATGAACTCTGTTGGTGACTTCCTTAATAGTTCTGATTTGGCTAGAGAAAGACAAAAGGCTACATACGAATATGGTATGATGCCCTTTGCACACTTGGCTCCTCAAGGTGTATCTCAAATTGTTTCCTCAGATACTGTAGAAGCTATTGAGGGTTACTCCGCTATTTTAGCTGAGTTGATGTTTAATAATAATAAGCTGGCTAGGTTTATTCCTGCTGGTATAAAGCCCACAGACTTCCATAATGCTAAGATGGCTTCTGAGTTAGTTAACTATACTATCTTTAAGCAGAACTCTGGCTGGGAGATCTTAAATACATGGGTTAAGTCTTCTTTGTTATGGAAGAACAGTATTGTTCGTTGGGACTTTATTGAAGATTACGAATATACTTTTGAAGAGTATGATTCAATTAGTCAAGAGAATTTAGATATTATCTTGTCTGATACTGACACCGAAATTATTGGTACCCTAAAATACGATCAGGAACTAGGTACTGATGAAGAAGGAAATGCTGTATACAATATGGTATACAAAGATGTTCGCCTTAAGAAGCAACATGATAAGACAAGAATCAAGATTGAGAACGTTCACCCTGAAGCGTTCCGTATTACTAGAGACGCTAAGTCTTTAGATGATGCTGGTTTTGTAGGTATTCAGATCGATATGACTCGTTCTGAAATCAGAAAGTTTTACCCCGATATTGCAGAGAACATTGACTGGGACGATATTGGAGACGGTAGCACCGATTGGGCTACCAAGTACACCGAAGAGCAAGCAGCTCGGAAACGCCTAGCAGGTGAAGAGTACTGGATTGGGGGTAATTCAAATGAACTCTTTCCAACAGAAGCTAATAGACAGGTAACTGTCATTGAATGTTGGTTAAGAGTTGATCGTGATGGTGATGGTATTGCAGAATTAAAACACATTATTATTGCTGGTGGAACAATCCTTCTTGAAGAAGATTGTGACTATGTACCACTAGCTACATTGTGCCCATTCGAAATTCCTCATGAATTTTTTGGTCTGTCCGTAGCGGACATGATTCGTCCTTCTACACTAGCAACTACCGCTATTATGCGGGGCTTTGTAGAGAACGTATACCTAACTAACTATGCACCTAAGTTAGCTGATCCTAACGTAGTAGACTTTTCTGCGCTTCAAAATATGAAGCCTAAACAGATTGTAGCTACCAACGGTAACCCTAACGGTGCTGTAGCATCTATGACACCTGATACTATCAGTACAGGTACTGTACCTCTTTTAGAAATGTTGCAGGTACATAAAGAGCAAGCTACAGGCTTGTCAAAGGCGGCTCAAGGCCTCAATGACACTCTTTATGTTTCCGGCAACTCCGAAGAAAAGATGCAGAGAGCTATGTCAGCAGCTCAAGTACGTATCCAGTTTATGGCACGTAGGTTTGCTGAAACAGGCTTTAAGCGTCTAGTTGAAGGTGTATACAAAACACTCCGCACTAAGCTTCGGGGTAAAGAAGTAAAGTTCTTTGATCAGAACGATATGTTTAAGTCAGTTGACCCAGGTATGTTACCTGACAATATGTTGATGTATGTTGATATTGATGTTGGTGAAAACAGCAACAGTAATATTATTAAGAAGATGGGTATGGTTGGTCAACAATTAATTCCTGCACTTCAACAGGCTGGCGCTGGCTCAGTAGTAGCACCTGAAGCTGCTGCTAAGATTGCCTGTAAGACTCTAGAGGCTATGGATCTTGATCCACTAGACTTCTTGATTGACTACATGGATCCTAAGTTCTTAGAACAGGCTGTTCAGGCTCGTCAGCAAGAGCAACAAGCAGGTGACGTGGCTCGTAAGCTTGAAGAAAAAATTAAAGAGTTGGAGGCCATCCAAAGAGAAGCTACAGTTGAACTTACTAAAGTACAATCTAGAAATGCTATGCAAGATAACACCAAACAACTTATGGTTGCTCTCGATAAGAGCTATCAAGAGTGGGCAAAGCTTTCTATACAAGCTGCTGAGAAGGGTGTTACCCTTGATCCGCATCCAGGTGGAGAAGCTCTGTTAGTAATCGCTAAAAAGATAATTGAGGCTGACCTTGCTAAAGGTGATGGTCAGGAACCTGCTCAAGAAGCAGATCCTATGGCTCAACAGCAACAACCTCAACAACCAATGATGTAATGACAACACTCACCCCTCTGCCTTAAGGTACGGGTGGGTATATTAAAGTAAATAAATGAATCAATATAAAGAGGGCTTTCAGAAGAGAACAAAGCCTAGAATGAATCATGAGACTGGTGAATATAAGGTAGAACCTTTCCGTGATGCTCAATTAGCATTAGGTAAATCCCAGTTTGCAAATAAAGAACGTGAAGATTTTTTTGGTGAAGCATACTCAGAGATCTTATCAGATCTTTTTGTTACTTGGCTAAAGACAGAACCTCATTGCAGTAAAGAGCGTGAGTACCTATACCATACAGCTATGGCGCTAGGTAGCGTAAAAGAAAAGTTAATCGGCATCGAGATGTACGGTAACAATATGAAGTATATTAATAAATCCCAAGAAGGGGAAGAAGACAACAATGAGTAATTACGACTTAGCAAAGACTGTGCTAGAGAGAGCACAGGAAGAAATCATCCGCGAGTTAGCCCTATGTGGGCAGAACGGTGGAGTAGGGCGTGCACAAAATTATGCACCAATCCTTGTTACATTAAACAATGCAATTGGTGTGGTAGAGTCTTTTAAGAAAAAAGACCCTAAAGAATTTGTAGAACGCATGGCTAAAGCAAAGGCTACTAAAGCCGCTAAAGCCGAATAATTGGACACAAAGGTAAAATAATTATGAACCTAGAACAACTCTCTACCAACACTCCTGCCTCGGAAATTTCGAGCAAGAGTTTCGATGACGGAAGTAATAGTGCAGACTTGGAAGCAAAGAGTCTTGATGACATTCTTCGTAACTCACCAGCAGCAAACCTGCTAGGGTTACCTGAAAAAGAAGAATCTCTACCAGAAGAAGATGACAGCGTCCCGAGTCCAGAAGATTCATCGGAAGAAGAAGAAGAAGTCCCAGAAGAGACCGATGATGATACTGAAAATGACCTAGATGAAGAGGAAGAATCAACAGATTCCGAAGAAGATAATGCAGATGAGGATGATACGTCTACCCAAGATGCTGGCTTACCGACTGAAGATGATATTGATTGGGAATATAAGGTACCTGTAACCGTTGACGGTAACACAGAGTACGTTACCTTAGAAGAAATCCGTAAGGGCTATTCTACTGATAAACATCTATCTCAAAAAGGGCGCGAACTTGGCGAACTGAGAAAACAGATTGAACAAGAAAAGACAGAAAAACTTAAAGAAGTTATTGAATTAGGGCAGATAATCCAACAGGAATTAACTGCCACTGAAACATCTCTTGCCGAAGAGTATCACAAATTAAGTAGCGACATTGAGAAAGCCCGTGATGAGGGTGACTCATATTCAGCTCGTGAACTTAAAGAACAACGTGAAGCGGTGCAAGAGAAGTACTGGAAATCTCGTAATAAACGAGAAGAACAAGCAAAGGCTATTGGTAGCCAATTACAAACTCAAATAGAATCTGAACGACAAGAGCTATTGAATTCTTATAACGAACGTATTACTACGTTAGTTCCTGAATATTCAGAAGAAGTCGCAAGATCCGTAAGAGAGTTTGCTATTAAAGAAGGTATCTCAGAAGAGTTGTTAAACTCTGTTTATGATCCTCAAATTGTTAAGTTCATCAATGACTATCGTAAGTTAAAAACAGCTAAAGATACTGGTGCAGTAAAGCGTAAAGCAGCTCCAACTGTGAAGTCGGTACCCTCTAAGAAGGGAACTCCGAAGGCACAAAAAGAAAAGCAAG